ACTCGGCTTTGAGTATCGCAGCGCGGCATGGGCGATCAGCGCGGCGGGGGTCTACCAGAACTCGTTTACCGCTGACGATGACACCTGTATTTACCCTGACCGCCTTATGGTGTTATCCACCAAACTTAAATACTTTGAGGCCAAGGGCTTTGACACGACCGCCATTTACCGTGATTACCTCATGGAGTTGGAAACCTGTATCGCGCAGGACACGGGCGGTGCAAACCTGTCGTTCGCCCCGCGTCCGGGTACGGTGCTGATCGGCTACGACAACATCCCAGATAGCGGTTACGGATACGACAACTGATGGTACGCGCAGTTCGCAGACTCGTTCAGCAAGCACGGGCGAATGTCGCCTCGCTCCCTGCCCCCGTGGGCGGGTGGAACGCACGCGACTCGCTGGCGAACATGGCTCCAACGGATGCCGTGCAGTTGGAGAATTTCTTTCCGGGCGTGTCTAACGTCAATTTGCGTGGTGGCTTTACCAAACACGCCACAGGCTTGCCTGATGACGTAGAAACGCTGATGACTTACAGCGGCGGTACGGATGACGAAATGTTTGCCGTGTCAGACGGTGAGATTTTTGATGTGACAGCGGCAGGGCCGGTAGGTGCTGCTGCCGTGACGGGCTTATCTAACAGCCGGTGGGAATACACCAACGTCACGACTTCGGGCGGCAACTATCTCTATGCTGCGAACGGCGTAGACAAGCCGCTGCTTTACAACGGCTCTACATGGACACCGATTGACGGTTCATCGTCACCCGCCATCACAGGGGTTACGACAACCTCACTTTCGCATCCGACGCTATTCAAGACGCGGATGTGGTTTATTCAGAAAGATACCCTCAAGGCGTGGTACTTGCCGACCGCCTCGGTGGGTGGGGCCGCGCAGATGTTTGACCTGTCTGCGATTGCTCGGTTAGGCGGTACGTTGAGAAGCATGGCCTCATGGACGATTGACGCAGGGTATGGCGTTGACGACAACCTCGTATTCGTCACCGACAAGGGTGAGGTCATCGTCTATCGCGGAACCGACCCCGCCTCGGCCTCTACTTGGGCGTTGATCGGCGTTTGGATCATTGGTGCGCCGATCAGCGAACGATGCTTGCTCAAGTACGGCGGCGACCTCTTGGTGCTGACGCTTGACGGGCTGATTCCGATGGCCTCGGCCCTCCAGTCCTCACGGCTTGACCCCAACATCGCCCTCTCAGACAAGATACAGGGCGCATTTGCGGCGGCGGCTGCGACCTACGGCAACAACTTTGGCTGGTGTTTGCTCTACAACGCCAAAAACAACGCGCTGATCGTCAATGTGCCGGTATCAGACTCGGCACAAGAACAGTTTGTGATGAACAACATCACCAAGGCGTGGTGCAAGTTCACAGGGTGGAAAGCGTTTCACTTTGGGATACTCAACGACGAGCCGTACTTTGGTGCGGCAGAGTATGTAGCAAAGGCGTGGACAGTTGGCTCTACGGGCTACGTTGACGATACGAACAACATCCAAGGCCGTGCGCTGCAAGCGTTTAACTACTTTGAGACGCGGGGTGTCAAAAAGATATTCACCCGCGCTAGACCATCAATCTTCAGTAACGGCACACCGGCTATCTCGGTCGGTGTCAACGTAGACTTCAGCATTTTTGACAACATTGCCCCGCTGTCCTTTACCCCTCCTGTTGTCGGGTTGTGGGACATAGGACTGTGGGATACCGCAATCTGGGGTTCTGATCTTGAGATACAGAACAACTGGCAGGGCGTGACAGGCGTTGGGTTTTGCGCGGCTATTCAGTTAACGAGTAACAGCAACAAACTCAACATTCAATGGGCATCCACAGACGTAGTGTTTCAACTCGGATGGGCTGGCATATAACAAGCGGCCCCGAGGTGGGCGAATGGGTGTGTTCCCAGACGGGCGGCGGCTATCACGCCGAACGCTCAAACGCCCTTGGACTACGCAAAGGCGAGGAATTGGTCTGTGGCGTGGTGTACGAGAACTGGAACGGGCGGTCTATTGTCTGCCATATCGCATTCCAAGATCGTCTTACCCCGACGTACCTTGCCGCCATATTTGACTATCCGTTTAACGTCTGTGGGGTTGACAAGATCATCGCCCCTGTAGGCAGTAAAAACGTGAAAGCGTTGAAAGTTGTAAGTAAGATGGGTTTCACCGAGGAAGCGCGAATTAAGAACGCCGACACCGACGGTGACATTGTTTTCCTAACCATGACACGCGAGGCGTGTCGCTTTTTAGGACACCGTTATGGGCAAAAAATCACCGGCACCGCCACCGGCACCTGATTACGCTGGTGCTGCTCAACAGCAGGGCATCGCTAACTTAGAGGCTGCACGCCTTACTGCTCGGCTTTCCAATCCAAACGTCATTACGCCGCTTGGAACGCAGACCGTTTCGTGGGGTCGCCCCCAGTTCAACCAAGCCGCTTATAACGCGGCAATGGCTGATTGGCGGTCGCGGAACCCACAGGCACCACCGTCAACTGGCACGCCTTCAACGACCCAGCAGCCGCTTGGGCAACCGCCGGTAACTCAACCTCCGGTCAGTCAGCCGCCCGTAACGCAGCCGCCAGCCTATAGACCGCCAATTGGGCCGTCTGATAACTACATGGTGGATAACGAGCCGTTTGGCGTGTCTCGCCCGACCGAAAGCGAATTCATTTCGCCAATGGGTGCGGGTGCTGCGGGTGCGCGGCGGCAGGAAGATTACACGCTGCCCCGTGGTGGATTGGGCGGTGGCGTAGGGATGGGTAACGTCACGCTGCCCAACGGCACGACGGTTCCGGCTTCCTACTTTATCGGCGGTACGGCTCCCTCTGGCGGCTACACCGGAACAGAAATGCCGACCCCAGAAATGTTCACCGACATGGTGGACTTGGACACGCCGACAATTATTCAGCGGTTGACCCCCGAGGCACAGGCAACCCTTGAGGCGCAGCAGCGCGTAGAGAAAGCCTTTGCGGGTCTTGGCGAAAAAGCCATTGGCAAAGTTGGTGACATTTACGGCACGACCTTTAAACCCGAAGGACTACCCGCGCAGCGGTTTGGCTTTGATTACGGTCAGTTGCCGACCGCGCCTGATCTTGCAGGAATGGGGCAATTCCAGCGTGGCGTGACCGCAGAGGCGATGCCAAATGCGCCAGACATTACGGCGATGGGTCAAGCCGGGGCTAACCTACAAGCCCAAGGGGTCAATTACGGCCCCGCCGCAGGACAGTACGGCATGGCTGGGGCTGGCCCCGCTGGGCTAGATGTCTATACCCCCGCCCTTGCGGGAGGTCAGGGCATCTCCCAAGGCCCGTCCGCAGGGCTTTACGGCTTCGCAGGAGGCGGCCCCGCCGCACCGGGTCAGATCGCTGGGGCTGACTTGTCTATGGCAGGTCGCGTGGCAGGGGGGCCGCAAGCCGGTCAGTACGGCATGGCGCAAGGCTATGTCCCTGCCGAACGACTCCAGCAGCAGATTGACACTTCGCAACTCGCCCAACTTCCGGTCGGCGCGGGAACGACGGCACAGCAAGCCATCATGTCTCGCGTTCAACCGCAACTAGAGCGTGATCGTGCGGCATTAGAAAACCAACTGCGAAACCAAGGTTTGACTCCGGGCGGTGAAGCCTATAACGCCGAAATCAACCTGTTTAACCAACGAGCCAACGATTTGGTGCAACAGGCTGCGCTACAAGGCATCAATTTGGATGCCCAGATGCGGGCGCAAGGCTTTAGTGAGCGTCAAATTCAAACTGAATTGGCAAACCAAGCGCGTCAGGCGCAGTTTGGCATGGGAACGACACAAGCGCAGTTAGCGAATCAGGCGGTCGGTCAGAACTTCCAACAAGCGTTGGCTGCACAGCAAGCGCAGAACCAAGCGCAAGCCCAAGCGTTCCAACAGCAGTTGCAGACGGGTCAGTTTGGGCGCGAAGCGCAGCAGATGGCGTTCCAGATGGGACAGTCAGCGCAAGAAGCGCAAAACCGTGCTGTCGCGCAAAACTTTGCTCAAGCGCAAGCCGCACAACAAGCCGCTAACGCTGCACAAGCACAGGCATATCAGCAGCGCATGGGCGAAGCAGAGTTTGTGCGATCTGGGCAGTTGGCTTCGTTTGGCACTCAACAGCAAGCGCAGCAGATGTACAACCAAGCCGTGCAACAGAACATGGCGATGGGACTCTCTGCCGCCGAAGCGCAAAACCGCGCTGCACAACAGACGTTCCAGCAGCAGGGAACGGCGCAGGAACTTCGCAACCAAGCCCTCGCGCAGAACCAAGCCGCAGCGATGCAGCAGTATCAGGCGCAGTTGGGGCGACAGGCGCAGGGTTTTGGTCAGCAGATGGACGTTGCGGGACTCTACAACGCCTCGCTTGCCGCGCA